AGACTCGTCTGACTCATCTTCATCACTTTCTTCGGACGCGCTCAAAGCTGCGTCATCATAGAAAGCAATTATCCTCCAATTTGATCATAACAACATCGCAAGCGATCTTGTAATAAATGCTCAACGTACCTGCAAACTTTCCTTTTGTAGCCACATACATATTTATAGCTGGGTGCACTGGATCACAAGGTACCAACTGCTGTCCTAAGCCTGTTGGCATCTGCAACTCCACTTCCATCCTTTGATTGATACTGGCCACATTGAAACCTAGAACCTTAGAATTAACCGAACGATACACGTCCTTATAATCCAAGATTCCTTCTGCTGCTGTGCATAAGCAAAAGGCAATACTGCCTCCCGCTTTACTACACGTAACAAACATCCTGAAAGATTCAAGGTCTACACCTTTGAATCCGACAAGTGCTAGTTTCAGCAAAGTAGCCAACTCACCACCTTTTATGGTCGTGTCCTGCGTTCCGTCCCAGTCTGTGTGTGAACTTATTGTTATGCCCGAAAAGTTTCGCCTAATTGACAAAGGCTGACTAGACGGCAACTGAACTGTGTTGCTGTCTGTCGGTAACACTCTCACCATCTGCTCTCCATCATTTGTAGTACCAACCTGCTTCGATGTAATGTCGGTCATGGTTGATATCGGACCTTGCTGGGTTTACTAGCTTACAGATCCTCGTAAAGAGGAAGCTCTGTATCACCTAATTTGTTGCCGTCGGTGACACTTTGATTTGCCATTGAGCCTCCCACTGAGTAATCTATGCCAGTCGCTGCTAACCATACGTCTTCGTCAACCGCCGCAACTGCATCCCATCCAAACTCGTGATTTATGTGTAACTCCCTTCTTGCATTCATCAGTAGTCTTGTCAAAATCTGATGTGCATCACTCATTTCGGGCGTCATTATCTCATGCAACAAGTCTCCTAGTCTATAAGCCAATGTGAAATCCAGAAAGTAGCCACGCGTTACCTCTGCAAGGTGCCCTGCTTCTTTGTGGACTAGTAATTTCATCAGCAATAACTCCGGATCTTTGATCATGAGACCTTTCTTCTCATAGTACCCAACGAAGGAACCTCCATCAGTCCTCACTACAATTTTCTCTATAGCTCTCTCGAATTGCTCCCAATACGCATAGTCTGGATTCTGTGTCAATGCCTTGTAACATAGGAAATCATCTCCTCCTTTCTTGCATGGAGTTCCTGGTGTTATGTTGTACTTCGCTGCAATCCTCGCCACATTGCCTGTCGAGTTGCTCAAGAACGTCAATAACATCCCTGAAAATGTCATCACACCAATTTCCTTGCCATTGATCTTCATTTCAATCCCATGCTTTCGGAAGAAATCGCATTCTGTTGATTTAAAACCGAGATAAGGCATCAGGAAGTCCGTGATTAGCGCCACATACGCCGCACTCATGCCCTTTTCTTGCTCTGTCAAATCACTCTCCCAATAGACTTGAGCGTCCTTTCCATATTTCATTGTCCAATCCAACAATTGGCCCACTGATTTCCTTGAGTGGAAGTAGACGTAGTCTGGAAGATTCTGACAGTAAAGGTCCATAAGTAACGTCCCTAAGCCACCGCCTTCGAACAGATACTCGTCTCCAAACGTCACCACGCCTTGCGGCGCTGATGCGTCTTTCAC